CCGCAGCGCCAATGGAGGTCGCGCTGCCGATGAGGCCGGTGGCTGCGCTCTTGAAGTTCTCCATGCTCATGAGTTGGATTGAGCGATGAGTGATCCAACGATACTCGTCGTGGCGCACTGGGCCAGCCTATCGGTATTGAGCAGGTCTGTTTTCGCTTTGATGGCCGTGATGTTTGTGCTGACCGAGCTTGCAAGTCTGCTTGATACCGTGGCATCCAGATTTGCGAGTTTGGTGCTGTTAGAATCCATCTCCTGCCGTATTTGAACCACACTTGGAACCGTGGGCGCATTGGTGAGCGTTGTCGCGGTATCTACCAATCCACCCGTGATCGTGCGTGATGCATGACTCCACACAGCTTCTGGCGTTAGCACTGCCGTGCCAGTGCCGGACCCTACAGGGACTCCCAGACTAACTGACCCTGCGGCTGGGACGGCGCATGTGCCTGTCAGATTTCCGCTCGCGTAGACCGTGCCGCTGCGGACATCGCTTGGGACGGCTTGGCCGAGGTTGTTGTCGGCGGTGTAAAAATCGCTGTAGGTTGTCGATCCATTTTTTGCGAAGCGAACCCTTGCCATCGTTGGCGTTGGATTCATCAAAAACTTCAAGCAATTTGTCGGAGCAAATCCGTTGCTCGCATAGATAAGTGAGCCGCTCAAAGTAATATTTGCGCCTGTCGTGTTGGTGCATTGGAGTGCGTGGACAGCGGTTGTCGGAGTCAGCGTTCCGGTGATCGTCACTGGGCCGGTGCTCGCGTTTAAAACGCCTGCGGCGGTGGATGCCGTGACATTACCGGTGATTGTCACCGTGCCGGTGCTGGCGTTGTTAACGCCTAAGCTAGTGGATGCCGTCACATCTCCCGTGATCGTCACCGTGCCGGTGCTTGCGTTGTTGACTCCGTAGGCGCCCACGATGCTCCCCCCTGTCACCGTGGTTGATGTCAATGTGACCGTGCCAGTGCTACTGTTGCCGATGCCGTTTGCAATGTTCTGGCCTCCACCCGTTATCGTGCTGGATGTAACGGTGACTGTTCCCGCGCTATTGTTTGCGATGCCTTCAGCTCCACCGCCCGTTCCACCCGTTATCGTGCTGGATGTAACAGTGACTGTTCCAGTGCTATTGTTGCTTATGGCGTCACAGTTGCCTCCGACACCCCCCGTTAGTGTGCAGGAGGTGACGGTGATTGCCCCTGTGTTATTATTATTGAGGCCGAAGTTGGCGGTTGCGCTCCCGCCTGTAACCGTGCTTGCATTTGTAAATGCAATCGTGCCTGCCGCTGAGGTCGATTCAATCGCGTGCGCTCCGTCCGCACCCGTTGTCCCTGCAACCCTGCCGCCGATAGCAACGATGCCGTTAAGCGTCAGAGTCCCGCTAGATGAAAATGCGATTGCACGAGTGGAGAGAGTAAACGCCGAGCCTGTCGCACGGCAGCCTGCCAGCGTCGAGCTTGCTGCGGCGGAGACCGTCAAGCAGTTCGCGGACCCTGCTTGGATGTATGCGCCCGTGATGTTGTAATTTGCCGCGAGCGTGAAGCTCCCGCCTGTCGCAACGGTGAGCGGCGTGTTCACATAATTAAGCAACGCTCCCATGCGGCGAGCGGTTCCGGTGCTCGCTGTGCCTGCGTTGACGGCTTGGAAAATCTGACCGACTGCCGAGGTGATCGCGACCGGAGTCCCTGCATTCGTGCCGGGGGCGATGCAGTTTGACGTCAATGTAAAGTTCGTCGTGCCGACCGAAACGATTTGGTAAATTTGACCTGGGATAAACGATCCAGAGGTGTCCACGGTTGAGCCAGTGAGATCAATAGACTGATCGAGCGTGACGGTAAATCCGTTGGCGTAGACCGTGTCGTTTAAGGATGGCACTACGCCACCTGTCCAAGTTGCTGTCGCGCTCCAGTTCCCGCTTGCGGCTGCTTTGATGACGGCCATAAAATTATAGTCCTTTCGAGTTGATGAATTTTTGGAGAGCGGCTTGCACTTCGCTTACCGCGAGGCGCTCGGCATCGTCCGCCAAAGCCAATGTCCCGAATAAAATAGTGCGGGAGTGATCCTGCGCGGCGATGCAATCGTTGCCCTCAAAACGGATGGGCGTGAGGGTGAGGACCACGCTCGCGTCCGGTTGGTCGGGCGCTTCGTAGCGTCCAGAGACGGCCAACGTCATAGCGTAGCGGTCGTAGGATTTGCCGTCGATTTGGATTGGGTTGGTAGCGTTCATAGGTTTATGCGTAGGTGAGGTTTTGTTTGTTATTCCAAGCGCCGATTGCGGAGCTTTCGGAGACCACGTCTCCATTGTCATTGGTTGTTGTTTTGGTTATGTCCCAGAGGGTCACGTCATAGACGCTGCCCGTGGAAGGAAAGTCGGATGTGGAAATGCTGGCGAGGTAGACGGTATTGCCGCTCAAGGCGAAGGCCCAGAAGCGTTCGACCGCTGCGCTGCCTCCTCCGATGGCATACACCGCTCCCGTCCCCGGATGGCGGGAATAGAGGACGTGGTCTGCGTGATTCAAGCAAATCTCTCCGAGACCTAAATCGCTCGTCGTCGGGACTTTGCCTGCTACCGTGGATTTTTTGGGAATGATGGTTGCCATTATGGAATGGGGTTGCCTCCGGGGGATCGAACCCCGGAGGCGGTGGAAGGACTAGTAAGTGCCTCCGTCGATGGTCGATTCAAGGGCGCTCACGCGAGCCGATACAGCAGAAACTGCCGATGCACGGGTGGAAGCCTCTGAGAGGATGTCTGCCTCTGCGGCGGTAACCCGTGATGTGAGGGCCGTTGCAGCAGTCACTACGTTGTCGATGCGAACTCCGAGAGCGGAATCGGCAGAAGTCCTTGCGGAAGCCTCTGAAGATACAGCACTTGTGCGGGCGCTTACCTCTGCGGCGAGGTCGCTTTCGAGGGTATTGATGTCCGACTCTGCGGTCGTTACTCTACCGGCGAGGGTCGTCGCGGAAGCAATGATGCTCGCTTCGGCGGCAGTGGCGCGGTTGACCTCTGTTGTGAGGTTGCTGGCTGCGCTGGCGGCGAGGCTAGTGATCGCTCCGTTGATAGTGCCATCGGCGGCTTGGAAGGCGGCGACGACTTCGGTGAGGGAGTCGAGGGCTGCGCCATCAACATTGCTCAACACATTGTCGATGCGTGTTCCAAGTGCCACTTCTGCTGCTGTCGCACGCGAAACCTCTGCACTCACTGCCGAGGTGAGAGTGGATTCAGCGGCTTGGGCGCGGGTGATTTCCGAATTCAGCGAGGATGTCACGGAGGACACTGCCGAGGTTCTATCGGTAATTTCAGTTGCCAAATTTGCAGAAACTACTCCTTCAGCGGCAGTTGCACGCGAAATTTCTGCATTTAAATTGGAGGTGAGTGTCGAGTCCGCTGCGGAGCGAAGCGAGGCTTCTGCGCTGACCGCGGAATCTGCGTAAGTCTTTTTCGCAAAGACGTTTTCGCCACCAATCGCCAGAACGCCTTCTGCCGTTCCGATGAAAAGTGACTTGTTTAGTGTATCATAAGCCAACTCAGAGAGTTGCAGACTTTGAGGCTGACCACTGCCCCGTTTGATTTTGATGATTGGATTCGCCATTTGATTTATTATTTTGGTTTTGTTGGGTTTGTGTTGTTGTTTTGGGGGTAACTAGAATTGTCCACAATCGATGGTGGCGTTGAGCAGGACGTAAGTGGTTTCCTGCCAGCGAAAAGTTGATCCCGTGGCGAGGTCGATGTAGAGTCGGGCCGAGCGACCGGTTTGAGGGAAATCGTCTTGAGTCGGATATTCCACGATGCTTTGGGCGATTTCGGGCAGGATGACGTCGATCTTACTGAGATCGAGTGTCTGTGCTAGGTTGGCATCGGTGATCGTTGTCATGCGTAGGTCGATGTCTCCCGGTTATTCCAAGCCACGTTGGTTGCGGTGGCGCTGGAGGTGATCGATCCTGCGGAGGACACCGCCGTGCGGGTGATCGTCCACTTGGCGACCGCTGCGGGCGAGCCGGTGACTGGGACATCGGAGTTGAGCAGCATGCCGTAGTAGTTGAATGTGGCAGCGGTATTGGTAGCGAAGGCGTGGATGTAGAGGTCGGGAACACGCTGCGAGGCGGAATAGAGACCGAGAACAACGACGACGACCTTGGCCCCATTGGGGATGGCCGTGGAAAACGTGATCGTGCCTGCGCCTTGGTTGACGAGGTAGTCGATAGTGGGTTCTTGAACGACCCCGTTGATGGAAACGATGACGTGGTTTGGGTCGCTGGACTTGAGGCCGGTGATCGTGAATGTCTTGGCGACCCCGTTGCCGTAAAGGGTGTTTTTGGCCGAGTCGATGACGCCTGCCTGCGGGAGACCGAAGTTGAAGACAGCGGTGTCGTTTGCACCCGTGTTTGTCACAAAGGGGAGTTCTGCGCCGGTCACGGTGCGGACACTGCCAAGAGTCACATGGAGTGAGGGGTAGCTGACTCCTCCAGCAGGACCACCACCCGAAGACTGCGAGGCATCGATGCCATCGCCGCCGTTGCGGGAGGAGACGAGTTTGCTGCTCATCCAAGCTGGCTTGATGCGGCCCTTGCGCTCGGTGGAATCCCGGCGGATGGCTGGGCTTTTGGCAAGGGAATCGCTGTCCTTGGCGAGGAGGATCGCCTTGGCGGCATCGCCAGTGAGCGGAATGGCAAGCTTGGAAGCGAGATTGGCCGTGAGCAGGTCGATGAAGAGCGAGTCAAACAATGTGACATCGGTGACCTTGCGGACGTATTCCAGCGTGATGGCCTTGCCTAACCAGACATCCCAGTCGGTTGTCCATCCCGTGGTGACGCCGGGTTGTTTGGTCGTGCCTGCAACGAGGCATCGGTAGACGACTCCGTTATTGGAGACGGCATTGCCGACCTCGTAGGATCGGTCTACGACCCAAGCGGGCGTGCCGGAATCGGCATTGGTGAGGACAAAGTTGCCTGCGACCTCCCATGAGGAATCTCCTGTTGAGTAGTCGTAGTCATTGACCCGGAAGACGCGCAGGCAGTCGGATGGGATCGCAAAGCGATAACTCCATTTGTACTCTGCTTGGCGGCAGAGTTCGTCCTCGGTGAGGATAGACGATGGACGCGAGGAGGCACGGGTCTCGACCGCATTTTTCAACGCCGTCTTGCCCGCGAGGAACTGGAGTTCCTTGAATAACTCCTCGGACTTCATTTATTGGCGAGGCGCTGCGGTGGGTTGAGATTCCATGAGTTGGGAAAGCTTCATAGCCAAGGTAACGGTGAGCATGTTCGTGAATACCGGCGGGAACTTGGTCGCATCGGAAACGATGGCGGTGGATTCCAGTTGGATGGTCGGAGTGAAGTTGGTGTGGATGTACCCGGAAACGATTTCCCATTGGCCAAAGTTCTCGTCCTCATCGACGCCATTGACGCGAAGCACCTTGATAGTTGAGGTAGGAAGGGCATATCGCTTGGCGTAACCGAAGGCCGGAGGCGCGGCGTCTGCTGCCAAGGTTGTTTGCGAGCGTGCAAACTGCCAGTCGAAGTCGGCGAGGAGTTCATTGCGAGTCTGGTCGAAGAGCGATGTCGCGATGGACATCGGCTCGCCATACGGCTTGAAGACATCGGCAGTGCCAACCCGGAGGATGGCTTGGCGGCAGATTTCTGATACCGAGTTGGCCGAGGTGGTCAAGCGGGGTTTTGCGGATTTCTCGATCAGAATTTTCACGCTGGGGCGTTGCATGGTCTCCATTGCCACGGTCGTCATGGCGGCGACGAGATCACCACTGCCAGTCAGCGGCAGAGCAATCTTCGACGCGATGCGAGCGATGAGCGCCTCAGTAAATGGCGCGGGAAATTCAGCCACGTCTGTGATATGAGCGGTGTAATCGATCACAATCGGAGCGCCGATATCCGTGTGGAGGAATCCCCCCATGATTTCCCATTGGCCGAA